CGGCTGATTGTGATCGTCTTGCTCGCCGAGCACGCGCCGCTCTCGTCGGCGATAGTGAGCGATTGGCCGGGAGGAAAGGCGCTCGCCGCCGGCAGCGTCACGACGCGCGCCGCGGTCAGCGCCGTGTAGGCGATCAGACGGTCGGTGACGAACGCCGAATAGGCCGCGTCGGCGACGGCGGTGCGCTGGTTGGCGAGGGTCGCGACGCCGGTCGTCGCGTCGAGGGTGATGGCCGTCGTCCAGCTCGATCCGTTCGGCGACACCTTGAAGCTGAAATTGTCGCTGCCGTTGAGGCCCATCTGGGCGCGGCCGGAGAAGCCGTCCTCGAAGATGAGCGAGGCGGTGTCGGCCGGAACGCCGCCCGAGCCGCCCTTGTTGATCGTCAAGTTGAAGTTGCCGGCGCCGTTGAACAGCGCGCTCGCCCCGTAGGCGGAAAGCACGTTGTTGGGGTCGGGCGCCGTGCCGACGCCGACGAGCGAGGCTTGCAGGTTCGGCTTCGGCGCAAGAATCGTCCAGGCGCTCGAACCGTTCGATTCGATCTCGACCCCGCCGTAGGCGGCGTCGATCACGAAGCTCGCCGCGCCGTCGATCAGATCGGAGCCGTTCGGCGAGACCGCGATCGTCTTCGCCGCCGAGCAATTGCCGCTCTCGTCGACGACCATCAACCGCGTGCCGGTCGGATAGGCCGAGGCCGCGCAGAGCGTGACGACGCGCGCGGCGGTCAGCGCGGTGTAAGCGACGAGCCGATCAGTCGTCAGAATGGAATACGCCGCGTCGGCGACGGTGGTGCGCTGACCGACGATCACCCCGGCCGGCAGGTCGCCAAGCGCCAGCGCCCGGAACGCCGGCGCAGCGGCGGAGCCGCTCGACGGGCCGGCGAGAACGGTATTGGCGCTCTCATTGGCGAGCGAGGCCGTCAGGATTCCGCTCGACGTCACCGGCGAGCCGGAAACGTTGAAGATGGGCGGCAGGGAAAGACCGACGCTCGTCACGCCGCCGGAGCCGCCCCCGCCGCCGGCGCCGGGCGCGTCGACGATCGTCCATTTGCCGGCGCCGTTGCTTTGCAGCGCGATGTAGCCATAGGCGCTCGAAATGACCGCGCTCGACGCGCCGTCGATCTTGTCACTGCCCGTTGGGGTCAGCGTGATCGAATTGGCGGCGGAGCAAGACCCGGACTCGTCGAACACGGTCAGGCTGGCGCCGGTGGGAAAGACGCTCGCGGCGGGCAAGGTCACAATCCGCGGCGCTGTGATCGCGGTGAACGCAATGTTGCGGTCGGTCGCGAGCGCCGTGTAGACGGCGTCGGAAACGGCGGTGCGCGTGTTGGCGGCGATCTCGCTCAACTTGGCCGCTGGAAAGCCGCCCGCCGTCGCTCCGTCCTGCACGACGAGCCGGTTGTTGGTCGTGTCGACGACGATCTCGCCGATCGCGCCGGTGAAGGCGGCGACCTGAGCCGCCGTTCCGCGTCGAAGCTGCAATTGTTCGGTCATTACGCTGTCCCGAGATCGAGGGCGCCGAGAACGGCGCCGGGCCCGACCGCGCCGAAATCGTCGGCGAGGGCCGGAGCGAGGTTGACGAAGCCGAGGTCGAGCGGCATCCCGCCGGCGAGTTGCGCGGCGATCGGATCGGCGATTCCCGCGCCGGCGGGCGCGTAGCCGTAAACCTCGCAGTCGGAGAGGCTCTGCACGCCGACGCCGAAGACATTGAAGCTCTGAAACTTGAAGTACAGCGCCGCGCCGACGTAGTTGGCGGGCAGATCGTACGTCGCGACGGCGGCGTCGAGCCGCGCGAACGGCGCTCCGGACGAATGCGGCGCGGGCGTCGTGCCGTAGAGGCCGCGTTGCAATCCCGTGAGATTGTAGGCGTTCGTCCCCGTCAGGGTCGCGCTTTCGTAGGCGAGGAGTTCGCCGTCGACGAGGCAGCGCGTGGCGCCCTGCTGCGCGGACGCCTGCGAAGTCCCCGAGAGGACGCCCGCGCTTTCCGATAGGTTGACGCTCAACGCGTCGCTCGAATCCCCGCCGCTCGCCGCCGGCAGCGGGGCGACGAGAAATCCCTGGCGCAGCGGCTGGGCGATGACGGCGACTTGCGAATAAGCGACGTCGTCGAGCGAGACCCAAACGTAGGCGCCGCCCCAGTTCGGATCGGCGACGCCATTCGAGCCGCCCGACGCGCCGAACCACACCTGCGCCGTTCCGCCGGTGAGCGCCGGCGGTGGTTCATAGATCAACGGCGTGTTGACGGGATCGGCCGGGACGCCCTGATTGGGCAGGAAGCCCGAAGAGCCCGAATTCGGATAGAGGACCGGCGTCGAGACGCCGACCGTCAGCTCTTCCGCCGTGATCGTCAGCAGGCCTTTGTCGTCCTCCTCGATCGAAGTGACGCGGACGGGATAATCGACGAGCCCGAGATTGGCGTCGGTGATCGTCACCACGTCCATCGGATCGATGAGGCCGTATTCCCACGACAGCGTGAAGGTGAAGTGGGCGCGCACGTAGAGCTGACGCTGCAGGATGGCCTGGGCGACGACCGGCCCGATGACGATCTCGTCGCAGATTTCATGCGCCTGGATCGTCGAGCCGACGCGCGGGCCGTAAAGTTCGATCTGCGATTGATCGCGGGCCTCGACCGGAATGGCGCCATACTGATTGGTGCGCGACAGGCATTCGATGCGTTGAATGGTCGGCAACGAGAACGGATCGACGCGCGAGGCCTGGACCGGGTCCTTATTGCCCTTCTCGTCGACGAAATCGAGATCGGTCAGATTGTAGATCGGGGTCAGATCGGGGACGTAAGTCGTTGGGTCGGCGTAGGTGAACGCGATCGAGACGACTTGGCTCTCGTCGCCGCCAGCGAAGAGATAGGTTCCCGCCGGCGAAATTCCGTAGGTTCCCGCCGCCGACGGCGCGCTTGCGCCGACATAGCTCAGCGCGGCGCCGGTGAAGGCGTATTTCACCCCGCCGTCGGCGACGAATTCGGCGGCGCCGCAGACGAGGATCGAGGGCGGCGGCGTCACGCCCGAACCCTCTTCCGCCGGGGTCGGCACGACGGTCTGCACCGTCTTGGCGACATTGCCGGCGCTGATCGCCGCGTCGCCGTAGGGGATGAATTTGAGTTGGCCGCCGCTCCACACCGCGGCGCAGTTGAGGAGCTGCAGCCAGCGCGTCAAAATGCTCGACCCCTGTTCCTGGTCGGTCAGGCACGGGCTGAACGCGACGCCCAGCGCCTTGCAATAGGTTTGCAAGGATGCGTCGCCGCCCGAGCCGAACAGCGTCGCGGCGTCGATGCTGGCGGCCGAGAAGCCCGCGCCATATTGCGGATTGGTCAGGAAATCGTTGATGACCAGCGCCGGATCGGCGTCGACGCCGTTGATCCCGGCGCCGGCGAGAACGCCGACGATCTCGAAATTGTGGTTGCCGATGTCGGCGTTGTCGCCGAGCGCGTAGCTCGCGGCGCAGACGTAGGCCGTGCCCTGATACGCGAGCGCCTCGATCGAATAGTTCGCCTGGAGATAACCCCACGTCGTCTGCGGCGTCGCGCCGTCGAAGAAGGTCAGGCCGAGCTGGGCGAGCGTATAGGTCGACTGGTCGCGCCAGATGACGCCGATGCCGGAGACCGGCCCCTCGCTGAGCGCCATGATCAGGTCGGCGGTGTAGGAGTAGCCGCTCGTCGGCGATTTGAAGAGGCCGCCCTTGCCGCCGCCGCTGCCGTGCGTCTGGAAATTGGCGTACCAGATCACGTTCGCCGCGAGCTTGGTCCGACCCCAGACGATCGGAACCGGCAGCGTGTTGACCGAGGTCTGCAACTGCAGCCCGGTGTAGTCGGGCTTGGTCGACAACGATTTCTGGCGAAACCAGCTCATTGGGCGCTCCGAAGGGGGCAGTAGGCGATAGGCAGTAGGCAGTAGGCAGTAGGCGGTAGAGCCGCTCTTTCTTTACGGCCTGCTGCCTACTGCCTCTCTTCCCCGAAATAGCTCGCGAACCTAGCCTCGTGCAGCCGCGCGGCGACCTCGGCGTTGCGGGCGATCTCTTCCTCGAGCACGACCCGCGCCGGATGAAACGCGTGCACGATTGCCAACGGATCGCTTCGCGTGACGATGCCGCCATGGGAGAAGCAACGGCCGTACTTGAACAGGATCACGTCGCCGGGCAGCGGCGAGGCGACCTCGCGGCTGCGCGCCAGCAGGAAATCGAGATAGCGCTCCTCGCCGCGGTGCAGGTGCCAGTCCTTGACATAGGGGCGCGGATCGAACGGTTCGACCAACTTAAGATCGCAAAACACCCGCACCAGCAGCATCGCGCAATCGCAGCCGACGCCCTTGACGTCGGCCATGTGATGATAGGGCGTGCCGATCCATTCGCGCGCCGCCGCGACGATGGCGGCGCGGGCAGCGGCCTCGCCG